CGCCAGCAAATACCGATACCATTCCCGCGAAATCAAGCCGGTCCGTTGATCAAAGAACGGAACCCTGCTTGACGGGATGTTGGTGTCGGCGTTAAGCATTTGTCGGCGATAGGAGCAGTTCTGCGCCCATGATGGCGATCTTAACGGGGTCTGTACCCGACAGCTCATACACCCGGTCACGCAGTTTTAGAGTCATGCCCAAGCGCCGCCAGATCACCCGCTTGCCAGTCTGGCCCGTAGTGCCCATGTCCTTGCCGTGGTAGTTGCTCCAAGTGTGGCCGCCATCATCAGACCAGCGCAGCCGCACGATTGGCTGCGGATTGCCAAATGTTGTGCTTTCGTTGGTTATGTAATTACCGCTTTCAGTAATCAGACGATCGTTTGATTGCGTCGTCAGATAAAGCAATGAATCCAAAATTGTTGTGGGCGGCAAAGTAAAACCCACCTCACAGTCAAGCTGCATGGAGTGCTGCGCCGTGCGCTTCAAGTTGTTCTGGCCTGTGGGCAGGGCACGCCACGAACGAATCCACTTTTGAATGTCGCCGTTGTCCGAGTAGACATCCAGATCAAATGCGTAGATGTTGCCGCTTTGGAAGTCGCCGACAACCACCTCGCCGTTGAACACGGCACGGCAGTTTGAACGGTGACGGATAAAGCTGTCGTTGGTCCAGCTACCGCGCTCATGCCACGCCTGTGTCGAGGCATCGTACACCCATGTGGCGTTGGCCGAAGGGAACGTCAGCACGTAGAAGGAGTGGCCTTCTTGCTGGTACGTGTAGGCAATGGCGTCTGAGATGATGCCGTACTGTGCGATAGCGTACTCAATTGCGTGCGTTGACACGCGCTGGCCGGTGTAGCCGTTGGCCCGGTAGACAACACCTTGGCCTCGGGCGTCTGCGCCCAGCCAAAACAGCGAATTGTCCAGCTTGGCTACCGAGTACGTGGCAGCGCAGCCAATCTCGTTAAATGCCCCCTGGATGCGCTGGAATGGCACACCTGGCGGCGGTAGACCTGCGTCATACCAGACCTCAACCGAGTTGCCGCCAAACAGCCACAGTTCGTTGTGGTCAGCGATCAGCGACACAATCCCATCAGGTGAACCTTCAGCGTTGGCAACGCTGGTTCCCTCAAGAACCGTGCCATCGTAGGACTCGGTAACCCAGAAATTCTGGCTGTTGGGTTGGTTAAAGATGAAGTACCCGTCGATGAACGTAACCGTCTGCGCCTGCGGAAACGCTGTGTTTTGGACGTAGGCGTTGGTCACCGAGTTGTAGACGTAGCTCGGGCCGTTGGCAGCAATAAACAACTGAGTGCCGTTAAAGGCCAACGACACCGGGCCGGTGTTGTCCACCACGCCGATCAGCGTGGCCGCATAGCTCTGGTCTACCTTGTACAGTTGGGAGCCAGATACCACGTACAACCATTGACCAGAATCCAGCATTCCCCGCACGGGGCCAGTGCCCACGGTAGCCAGCAGGCGCAGCCCTGGCGCACGGTTTAAGAACGCCGGTTCCTTGCCGCCCTCAGGAACAATCTCGGGGAAAAGATTTACGCACCTGTTATCGGCGGCATTTACCGACCGCGCAACATAACTGCTGCCCAAAATTGGACTTTTCATTGCGTTGCCTTTATGGTAAACTGAATGTCATGACTTCCAAACTTGACATTACCATTGAGCATTTGCGCGAATCTTTGGATTACAACGCGCAAACGGGCATTTTTACTTGGCGTAAAAACCATCGCCGCCCCGATCTTATCGGAAAAACTGCGGGGTCGATACACAGCGCGGGGTACATTTCTATTGCCGTCCACAACATCAAACGATTGGCGCATAGATTGGCGTGGTTTTATGTAACCGGAAACATGCCTGAAAGTCACATTGACCACATTAATGGAAACAAGTTGGACAACTCGTTTGCAAATTTGCGGCAAGTTACTAGATTTGGCAATCTGCAAAACATGAGAACTGCTACCAAGGCCAACAAAGTGGGGTTTTTGGGTGTTAGCGCTCATCAAGGAAAATGGCGAGCGCAAATCATGGTGAATGGCAAACGAATTCGCAAAAGCGGTTTTGACACGCCCGAGCAGGCGCATCAAAAATACTTGGAGCTTAAGCGTTTGCATCACCTTACTTGCACCATTTGAATACTTAATAGTTGCCAGCATAGATGTTAAAGCGCTGGCGTGTCGCCACAATGGCGTAGGGCAGCGACATCACATCGTCAGGGTTGTTGATGCGCTTCAGATTACGTTTGCTGGTCATGGCGATGCGCTGCACCTGTGGGCTTGGCTCAACGCCAAACTCAGGGGCGATCTCCATCGCTAGGTTGTACGTGAACGCACGCAGGTAGCCTGGTGGGAAATACAAGATGGTCGCCAAACCAGCCGGGTTAGCCAGCTCTTGCACGGACACGAAATGCCACTCCAAGTCCCGTGTGGGGCGTGGGTAGACATACATATCAACGTCTGGAAACGTGTTGTTGACGAAGATGACTTGCGGGTACGTTGAGGTGACGGTTTTGACCGCAATGCCGTTGTACTGCTGCTGGTTGATGAACTTGATGCCGAACGACACGCCGGTGCCGGGGTCGCGGTAGTACGTCGAATCATCCAGCAGTACGGGGCGCAGGCCAACAAAGTTGCCAGTGGGGCCAAGGGTGCGGGAGACAAGGCCAGCGGGCCAGGTGAAGACTTGATCTTGGGTGCAGAACACAGACAGACGTTCTGTGTTCCATGAATCAATCATTTGATTCATTGCCATCAAGGCGTCTTGGGACGTTTCGGCTGATGGCGATTCGCCTTCTGCAAGTACACCGAGCAGGCGCAGCGCCCTGTTGATTTGATCACCAGCGGTGTACGTTGCCATGTCAGACTCCTTCGGTTTCGGCCTTACGGGTATATTTGCGCTTTACCACAAGCGTGTTAGCCGCTTCTTCAGGCTCTGAAGGCGTGTCAGGATTGTAGCGTACCCAACCATATTTCTCATCATGTTCAGCTTCCGCTTCCATGTACGCTATTTTTCGGCCATGAGTGGGGTGTTCTAGGTAAATGTGCATGTTGAGAACGGGGTCCGAAGACCCCGTTTAGTTTACAGAACGTGAATCACAGCAAAGTTGATTACAAAAGCCTCGCTTAGCGAACCGCCCGAGAGGTTGCGAATTGTGATTACGCAACTTCCTGTGGTCTTGCTAGAAATCCAGCAGTTGTATGCACCAGCGGTAGCGCCAGACGCAACACTCAAAATAATAACGTCTTTTGCGCTAATTGTGTTGTTGGTCAAAGTAAACGAAACGTTTGTGATGTTAGCCAACGCAGCGTTGTTTAGTGTGATCTGACCAGCAGATTTGTTCAGAGTTACCCCCGTAGACTTGTCTGTTAATTGAGTCACTGCGCCGCTTGCTGCTGCGGTGTAACCAATTTCGGTTGTAGCAAAAACGGTAGTTCCAACCACAGTTGTACCGGTTACTGCTTGTAGCGCTGACGCGCCAGTAACAGTTACGCTATCAAATTCAGGGTCGCTAAACGCGACGCCTACAGCTTTTGTATTTGGCATGGTTTTTCCTTTAAAAACAGGGGCCGAAACCCCCGTTTAGGTTTAGGCTACGCGGTACAAAGTCCAAGAACCATCGCCGGTTTTACGGGCGCGGAACCGGGCAGAGGTGGCAGCAGACACAGCGGCTGCGCCAACAATGGTCCAGCCTGTGCCCACAATAACAGTAGCGGCGTTGGTCGCCCCAATGTTAATGATGATGAAGTCAAATGCTGCGTCCACTTTAGAAGCGCTGCTGATGTCAGCCTCAACCAAAGCCACGGTGGGCAAGGTCAAGTTGACGGCTGCGCCGGTGTATGTGAACAGACCGTTTGCCAGTTGAGCCGAGGTCAAAACTGCTGCTGCGGTCAACGCTGTGGGAGCAGCTTGCACGAACAGTTGAGCTTCGCCAGAATTGCCGTCACCAATTTGGTAACCGCCTGCGCCGTTTGGGAGTGCCATGATAATTTCCTTTCAAATTTGATACAAAAAACGGGGCCGAAGCCCCATTCGGTTTAGCCCCAGATGCGGCAGGCCATTTGTGGACGGATGGTGCTGAAGCCATACAAAACGTCGATACGGCAAGGCAAGCGATCGTTGTTGATGTCGTACTGACGAACAACACGCAAGCTGATACCGTTGTGGACGGCACGGGCAGCCATGTCAACGCCTTGTGGCAACAACAAGTCGGCTGTTGCAAAGGTAATGGCATCTTTGTGGTACACCAAGTTCTGAGCGTAGGCAGTAGAAGCTGCGCCAACGAAGGTCACAACAGCGTTGATCAGCGGCAGGGCAGTCATGGTAGCCAGTGCGTGAGCAGCGGAGTACATGGGAGCCACGGTCACAGACCAAGTGCCAGCCACAGCGGTTGCATCAGCCAGAGCCACAAACTGGAACAACGAACCGGTGGTTTCACGGGTTTGTGGGTTCACAGCAAAGACGCTACCGCAAGTAAACACGTCACCAGCTTTGATGGTAGTGGTTACCGAGGCTTGCGACAGGCTCAGAGTAGAAGAACCTTCCGAAGTCACCGAAGCGGCAACGATGGTGGCGGCAGATGCGTCACGCGAACCAGTGGTGTGTTGCTTGATCGACTGAGACATGTTGATCTCGTCAAAGCCCAACACGCCAGTGCCCATCATGCCGTTCTTAAACTGCTTGCTGATGGTGTCGGTGGGGTTGAACAGACCTTTCATGCCTTCAACCAAACCAGCGTTAGCGGCGGGGTTGACGGTGGCATAACGTGGGTTCATCACGGCAGCGTTCTCGTTCAGCTTCTGCTGGGCTTGCAACAGCACCAAAGAAGTCGAAGGAGTGGTGCCAGGTGTACCGACAGTGTTGCCGATGGTTTTGTACGCATTGGCAACGTCAGCGTCAATGCTGGAGGCCAACTGGCTGATACGTGGCTTGAGCACACGTTCAGCAAAGTCGTCCAACTGCATGGTCAGTTCAGCAGAGGTGAAGTTAACACCAATGTGCTTCTGGCTGGCAACGGTCAAAGTGGTGAACTGTTCGTTGTCGTCCTGAACTTGCAGGGCGGCACCGTCGGTCACCAAAGCGCGGTCGGGCAAACGGATACGCAGTGTGGAACCAATCTTGGCACCTTCAACAGCGAAGCTGTCGTCGTACTGACGGTTTACATTGCGGGTGAGCACAAGGTTGTTCTCAAGGATTTCGAGAGCCTTGCGTGTGATCATGTCGATCGTGAGAATGCTGTTTGACATTTCAAAGTCCTTTCAAAGTTTTTAGCGGGTCATCTGTGCTTGCATCTTCTTCATCTGTCGGGCGCGGTCAGCTTCAATCCACTGCGAGGCCGTCATGGTCTTGATAGACCGGGGGTCCGTAGTGTCGTGAGCCGGAGAACCGGAGGCTCTCGCTGTGACAGGTGAAATCGGTGCAGGTGCAGACGTTGTTCGTTTTACTGGAGGGTCTGACGCCAGTTTGGCCTCAATCTTTCCAATTTCCTTCGCCTGGCTCAAGGGCGTCATGCGTGAGATGCGATCTGCTTCTTTTGGGTTGGAGCCGAGGTAGTACGCTAACTCAGGTCCAATGTCCGAAGACTGGATCGTTTCTGCCATCACGTTTGTGATCGGTAGCTGGGGGTTGTAGGCGACTTGTTGAAAATCGTCGTACTTGTCCCGTGCTGCTTCTTCACGCTCTTGATAGCTTTCGAGAACGGCAGATTGCTGTTTGGCGGCTTCGCGTTTGGCGATCAGTTCTTCGGCTCTTTGAAGGGTCAATGCTTCCGCATAGGCTTCAGGAGACTCAAACTGGTCAACGCTGGCCGTTGGCGCAGCTCTTAGCGTCTGTTGTTCAGACTGACGCTGTACTTGTTCTCTTTCCCACTTACGTTGCTCTCTTGCAAGGCGTTTGCCGATCATCGCGTCAATTTCAGCTTGAGAGTATTTCTTCTCAGCTTGGTCGGTTTGATTCTCAGCGACTTCCGGCGTACTTTCAGCAACTTCAGGTGCGGCCGTCGCATCCGTGGTTGGCGCGGAGTCTACTTCCGCTAGGGCTTGGACTTCTTCAGTCATGTGTTTACTCGTTAGAGTTCCTGATGAACTGCATCAGTACAGTTTGATTGGCACGTATGTCTGGTCTACCCAAGGCAGACCGTTTGTAACCAGTTGCGGTGCAGCTTTTGCCGCCAGAAGCTCATCGGCCTCGACTTCATAGGCTTGCACTTGTTTGTTGCCAAGCGCATCTTTGACCCAGCCAAGCACTTGCTCGGATGTCAGGGATGCGTATTCAGTATACGGCGAACCAGGAGTGTACTCAAGGTTCGTTGTATTGTATATATGAACAGTATTGCCATTCTCCGTGGCTGTCAATAGCCAGTTGACCACATAGACGACGTTTTGCTTGCCGTCTACGCTGGGAAAGCACTGCATTTGCTCAATAGACCAGACTTTCATGGCTGGCTCCAAGGCACACCCGACTCTTGTACGGGGTTGATCTGTGCGTTGATTTGGCCTTGCAAGCTGGCTTCCACAGTGTCTTTGCCAAGGCTTGTCTGCACCCAACCAACCACAATGGCTTCAGTGAGGTCAGCATAGGGGATGAATGTCTCACCGGGCTGCTCTTGGTAGCTCACAGTGCCGTAGGTATTGGCGCTGTATGTGCCATCAGTGGCAGACACGTTGTAATGCACTGTGACCACGAAACCATCAGAGGTCAGTCGGTCGAGTTGCGAAATAGTCCAGAGGTAGTTTGTCATGGTGGTTCCTTTAGACTGAAGTAATGGTCTGCCAAGCCGTACCAGAATACACAGCCAGTTTTGACAGTGTTGTATCAAACACCATCAAGCCAGCGGCAGGGGAAGCAATAGCGTTCTTCTGTGTAGTGGTCATGTTGGGCATCCGCACACCTTTGGTGGTGCTTTGCGCGTCCAAGATGGTAGATGCTGAAGGCGAACTCGTCCCAATCCCTACGCTGCCGCCGTAGGGCTGAATCAACAAATCACCAGCCGCAGCACCGTTTGCACTGACCTGTAATTGAGGGGCATCACCTGTACCCGAGGCAATTGCCAAGGAAAAGCCCGATGTGGATTTAGGAACCACAACCAAAGACGCTGCTGAATATGCTGTGGCAAGCGTTGTAGCGTTTGTTGTAAGGCCAGTTAACTGCAATTTTGCGTCAGTTCCGGCAGCAGGGACTACGTTGATCCCTACTTTGCCGGAGGAGTCGATACGGGCGCGTTCGGTGTTGTTGATGTAGTAAGCCAACGAAGTAGGTGCATACAGTTCACCCAAACCCGCAGCAGTCACACCAAGCCGAAGACCGTTTGTTGCAGCTAACCCCAATCCACCGTTTGAGATTTGAAAATATCCAGCAACTGCACCGGGCATGTAAAGCACCGATTTCTGGTTCATCGTATTACCAGCAGTCCCAACTCCAAAATTAGTCCCGTCAAACTCTAACGTGTTACCCGTAGCCAGCGCCGTTGCGGAGCTTGCGTACATCACGCCCTTTGCGGTAAACGGGCGGGTAATGCCAGTGGCATCGTTAATACTGACTTTAGCGGTTATGCCGCTTTGGACAATTGGGAGAACTTCAGTGCCCGCAACCGGCGTGGTTGCAACTGGGAGTTGGGAAATTTTTACGTCAGCCATGATGTATCCTTAAACTAAAATAAAACCGCCGTCTTCCTGAACCAGGTTGTCTTCCGATTCAGTGATTAAGTTGTCAAATACTTGATCCCGAGCGTACCCAGAGAACAGCGAAATGATGCTGCCTAGCCCAATGGCTATGCCGTTACGGATGGGAATGCCAAAGTAACTCATTGCGTGTTAATCGGTTTGCAGTAGATCGTGCCGCCCGTAGACACCTGAATGGCGCTCACACGCCACTGGCCGCCAGTGCCTTGAGGCACTTTAAACGGGACCGGCGTGAAGGCTGGGATCGGTGTGCAAGAAGTGGTGGCTACCGCGCTCTCACCAACTTCGATGTAGCACGACTGGTCGGACCAGACCATCACACCTTCAGGGCCAGCAGGCCATGTTCCGGTATTGCCCGCCGTGCCGGTGTATGCCACCGATTTAGCAGGGAAGTTGGTTGCTGATAAAGGATTCAAGAGTTCCAAAATATTCTCCTTAAAAATGACGGGCAAATACCCCATGATACTTGTTGCGGGCTTCGGTGGCTACCAAGTCGGCAAATTCGAGATCGTCAAAACGGCCTAAGTTTGTTTGCCGTCCGTCAATACTCAGCTGAACAATCCATTTTTTTCTGGCTGCGCTCCAGCTAACATTTTTGCAACCGGATTTGTTGGTCGGTCGCAATTTCATGTTTTGTAAATTCTGGCGCCATGTAGCGGGTCGAAGGTTTTCAATTTTGTTGTTCGACCTATCACCATCAACATGATCAATTATCTCGGGTGCCCATCCGTGATGAAGCATGAACACCAATCGGTGTGCATTATGCAACTTACCATCAATACTTATTTGGATGTACCCAGTGTGGTGCGGTGTGCCTGCCTTTTTACCGTTTTTACGCCAATACAGAACCCCATCTTTGTTTTCAAAGATTGTTTTTAGGGTCATCTGTTCGGGGGTCATGCAAGAAACCTTAATTTATACAGAGTCCGCAAATAAACTTCAATGATATTGTCTATCAATTGCTGAAGCGATGAATCCGATTTGTCGCACACCTCGTAACGTGCGGCTTCAATCTCCGCAAGCGATTCTTGCAAAAATTCAATGATGTTGTTGGTCTTTTTAGCCGAATGCAGTGTGATTGGGCCAATCAAACCATTTCGGCCTTGGTACGCTTCAGCAAAATCGTCAGCCGCACCAATAATTCGGTTGTAAAAAATGTTCAGGGCTTCGTGTTTACTAAAGCTACGGGTGTTCAGATGCACAGAATGGGCCACATCCCGCGCCAGAAACAGCGTCCCTATGAAATCAGCAGCTTTCATTGTGGCATTCCTTGTTGTTCAGCCATCGGAGGCATCTCGCGCATCTCTGGCGCCCCGTTAATCAAGTCTCCGGTGTCCAAAGCTGCTGCAATTGTACCCATCACAATGTCTTGAATCTGCTCGGGACTCATACTGGCCTGAACAGCAGAAATTCGCTGTGTTTCGGCAGCATATGCCTTGATTTCGGCCTCGTAATCCTTGCGTGCCAAGTCCTGCATTTCGATGGATTTGCCCACATTTTGGATCATTTGGTGCATTTGCTCCATTTCAGCACCCATTGCTTGGATTTGCTGCTCTGCGGCCTGCAATTCTGGCGTTTTGTCGTCGTCGGCCATGATTTTGGGGTCGATGGTCTTGGCAAAACGCTTGGACATCTCTTGAGCGCCGGGCCAGTCCATGTTCTTGACAAACAGATCGCCTGCCACTTGCCACAACTGTGGGTTGCCTTGCAGCAACTGGGCCATTGCCTCTAGCGCTTCTTGGCGCTTGGTGGCGTAGCCTGGGCCAGTGATGGCAACCACGTCGTACTTGCCGACGCCGGGGTTGTAAATCTTCTCAATGACGATGCCTTCTTCGTTCACGATCTGGTTGACCGGCTCGGCCTGCTCAGGGTTGATCTTGACCATCTTCGTTTCGCCATCTTCGCCAATGATGCGGGCAATACGCTGCGTGTCGTAGATTTTGGGGATCAGGTCCACCAGTTGACGGGCCACATGCCGCACACCACGGGACAGGTTGTCACCGTAGTGGTACGTGCCCACATCACCCTCACGCTGGCGGGCCAAGATGGCTTTTCCGCTGCGTTCGTTGGAACCCATGCCCAGCGATGCGTTGTACTGGCCTGTGGTGGACTTGATGTCCTCAGACGCGCCTGCCTTGGCTTGCAGCAGGCCGCTGGAGGCCATCGGGGGTTGTGCCCGCTGGGGTAGTGGCAGAGCAGCGCCTTGGCCGTCTGTAACGTCTGGATTGACCTCCAGATACGGCCAGTTGTTGGTGTTGGCCGTCTTCCACTTTTCTTCGTAGCCCTCAAACTGACCGCCGTAGCCGATAAACGGTGCCTTGGGGGCCAGCGCCAGCATCTCGGCCTCTTGGCTGACCCAGTAGTTGTACATGCGCTGGGCGTCCTTGGCGTTACGCACAAGGCCCGACACGTACAAACGGCCATCCACCTCAAACTCGTTGCCAACAATGCGGATCACGGGGATGTACTTGCCAGCCCACTCGCGTTCTTCAAGGATTTCGTACCCGTTGATCTTGCAGTACCGCACCTTGGGCCGGTCCGACTCGCGGCTACGCAACGGCTTGCCGTAGACAGCCTTCATCTCTCTGTCCTCGGGCGTGCCTGCAAACGCAGTCATGTTGCCGGGGTACAGGTTGAGCGTGGCCTTGTCGTAGTCGATGTAGTAGTAGTCAGCGATGCGGATCGTGTCTTCGTTCAGCCAGTTGCTGATCGACTGGTCGCCCACGCCCAGCGACTGAAGCGTCGAAATCGGCGTGGAGTCAGGATACATGCGCTCGTACTCAAGGCGGGTCACGTCCTCGGTCACAAAGCAATACTTGGCGTCCGAGCCGGTAGGGTCTTGGATCATCGGGTCCATGTAGACCGAAAAACTGTTGCGGACACGGCCAATCTTGATGTCTTGGTCGAACGAGTCACCGTCACAGTACTCGGTCAGCAGCCGGATGTAGCCTTCGCCGTAGGAGACTTGGTTCTCGCAGGCAGTGTCGTAGGCCACATCCGCGTCGCTCATGTATTCGATGTGCCGAATCATGCCGTTGAAGATGTCGGCCACGGCCACATCGGCTTTGTCATCCACAGGGATAACTTTAGCGCCAGGGCGGTTTTGCCGCATGTCGTTGGTCACTTGACGAACGTGCTGCGGCAGTTTGTTGATGGTCAGGCACGGGCGGGCGTTGATGGTCTGGCCTTGCACCGCGCCACGGGTAGCCAGCACATCGGCGGGCCACTGCCACTGGTTGTCGGGGGAGCCTGCGTAGAAACGCAAGTCGTCTGTCTCGTCTTCCCGTGATTCGGAAAGCGCCGAAACCGCCAGATCAAGGCGGGATCGGGCGAGTGCCAGAATATCTGACTCGCTTTTCTTGGGTTTGCCACCGTTCGCTACAGCGGCAGCGGCAACCATACCAGTTGGGTCAGCCATTTTTACCTTTCGGTTTAGGCTTAGATTGTACAGCACGCTTGATTGAGTACGCAATGGCTACAGCTTGCTTGACTGGTTTGTTTGCGGCCACTTCGGCCTTGACGTTCTTGCGGAACGCCTCGGGTGACTTTGACTTGACCAGTGGCATCACTTCCCCTTCTTGGCGGGCTTTGCCGTCTTGGCCGACTCTCTAAAGTCCTTGGCCGTGGGTGCGCCAGCAGCGCCGGGTTTACGCATCTTCTCGCCAGAGCCAGCCTTGATGCGCTCTTGTTTAGCGTTAATATTACTGTAAAGACCAAGTTTCGTTGCCATGATTAACACTTCCATCGTTTGAGCGCCGCCTTGGCGCGTTCGCCGTCTTTGGCGTTAGCCGCAACGGCACCCATCCGAGCGCAAAACGAATCTTTGCGCCCCTGATCTGCTTTGGTCTTGGGGTTCGGGGCTGGAGCCTTGAGGTTGCTGCCAGTTTCCCGGTTGTACTTCTCGCGGCCCTTGGCCGTCAGGCCAGCGCCCTTGGACACGGGCAGCTTCTCGCCACGACCGACGGACAGTGAAACGCTTTTCTTTGTAGCCATGTCAAGCACCCATCCAACCCGTTGAAACCATGCCGCGCTCTGACACAGTGCGCCGCTCTGGTCGATTGTAGTCACCCCGGTTTGCGACCGGGTACGAGAATGTCAGCGCGATGGCGTCAGCCGCGTCTGGTGACGCCAGCCCCCGCGCCTTCATGTCTTTCTTGGACTCCAAGAAGATAGAGCCTTTGG